GCTTCGTCCTGTACACGAGCAGGCGTACGATCACATCTCAAAAAAACCCTGGCTCGTTCGAGGTTCCGTCGAACCCCGCCACTTCGAGTCTCTCCGAACCGCCCTTGGTAAAGGGCACGACTTTATCTCTGGCGATTATGAGGAGTCTACCAACAACCTAAATTTAGATGCCGTACTGGCGGTGGTTGAGGTTCTCTCCGAGTCGTTGCCTTCTCATTTGGGGAAGCTTTTCGTTAGTAGCTTCCGGGACTGTGTGGTTGAGGAGTTGAGGGAAGAGGGTATTGATAAGCTGCTCAAGCTTTCTGTTGAGCCCGTTACGAGGGGTAGTATGATGGGAAATCTCGGGTCTTTCGTGGTTCTCTGCCTACTTAATAAAGTATGCTTTGACCGCGCTAAGCACCTCGCAGGTTATTCACGCCATCATCCCTCTCTCATTAACGGAGATGACATCCTCTTCCCTGGTTGTTCTGGTCTTTACCACGCGTGGCTCTTCTGCACAGCAGAAGTTGGCTTCGTGATAAATCGAAAAAAGACCATGAGATCAAAAACCTACGGAGACTTAAATTCTCAGACCTACCGTTACGACAGGTCGAGGCTTGTCAAGAAGCTCTGTTTTGGTTTTCTCGCTTCGGATAGTTGGAAACAACCCGAAGGATCTCTTGCAACCCCTCTCTTCGACCTCTGCTCTCAACTCAAATTCGCATCGGCGGCGCGCTTACTTATAGCGTACCCTATTCGCCGCCTTTTTGCGAGAGCAGTGGTCCCCCTCTCCTCCATTCCGCGACGGTGGTGGAATTTCCTTATCAAGAAAAATTGGTTCCGTGGTGTCATTGACAGATTCAGTAACTCTGTTACTGAGACAACCGGAGCCGAAAGGAAATTACCATTTGTTCTTGGTCCGCCGATTCACTCTAGTCCTTGGGCTGAGAGTAGAATTCGTGAGCTGGACAAGAAATGCACCGCCGACCACGTAGAAGACTGGCTTGGGATACCAGTGGTTCCGTACGAATCAAAGACGAAGCTCGACCGAATGCCAAAGCTCAGGTCGCCTTTTCGTATTCGACGTCAGCCACTGGGATGGCGTAGACTGTGGCAGAAGCCCGTGTTGGATTACCTTCAAGATAAACACCCCGATCTTTTTGTCGAAGGTTATCCTTTATGGGTAGATGAACAACCCGGTCTGCAACTCGCCTACAAACTTGTCCGGTCTCCTATGCGTCGCCCCCTTTCTTTCTCTCCTCCCCTTCCCCCCGTCTACCTCTCCTACGTCTCATCAGACGTCTCGTATTATTCCCTCCCATTTACTCCAGAGTTTATGGGAAGGCCCGTTCGCGAAAGAATGTGGCTCGCCAGCGAGATGAATGACTAGACAAAGGAAACTTGCGCGTGTACGGGTACACGCCTTGGAGGATTGCATGCCGAGGTAGTATTTCCCGGCTAGCTGTGTGGCACTGAGAAGATTTGCAGTGCGGTAAGAGAGTGGAAGGGCGACGAATGGGTAGGGTCTCCGTCAGACTCGATGGCCTTTTCGTGCGTTTCT